AAGATAGCGTACATACCAAAATAAGTTCCAGCAATAACCATAAGGAAACCAAGTACTTGTCTCACGTATTAAACCTCCGAGTTCTTGCCCTCATTCCCCCACCATCTGAGGTACGTCGTGTAAGCTCACGTGATACTAGCTGTGAGTCTCTTTCAACATTGAGAGTTCTAGTCTCAATAAGTTTACGGAATGCATACTTAATGTCGAGCTCATGCTGCAGGTCTTGAATGTCCTGGCTGTCTGCAATCTGTGCTTTGATAAGAGCAACACGATCACCTTTAGCCCCAGTCCAATGCTTTAGCATAGCTTTGGCCTCAGCGTTATCCAGGGTACGCTGTGCCTCACGCTCGTTAATGATAGCGATAGCCTGTGCACCAGCTAGGTGGTCATTCCACTGTGTGAACTGTACAAATAGATCCATAAGACCATCGTCATCCAGCTCAGTAATATCTCTAGGAAGCGTAGGAATATCTTCCTCAGGCTTTGCAGTCAAGCTAAAGCCAAGCTCATTGACTGCAGCTAATACATCTCTACTAATACTCACTTTGCCTCCTGGAATGGTTCACAACGCTTGCAGCCTTTTTCTGGATCAATGCTACATACTGGCGGTCGTTTATTCTCAGCTGCCCAAGCTACATCCAAAGCCTTGTCAAAGATATCTTTTGTGAACTCTGGGTTATAGGTTACGACAAACTCTTTGTACTCCTGGTTGGCCTTAAGTTCATAGATAAATACAATCTCTTTTGGTGCAACTTCTAGGACACCTTCTTCAACCATTAAATGGCAAAGATGTAGGTAGACCTGGCCTTGTAGCTGGTGGGCACGAAAAGGAGTCTTGATATTCTTCCAAGCCTTCTCAACGTTATCCTCAGCTTGCGCCATGATGGCAGGAGCTTCCATGCGGATACCACCTGAACCAATAGACTTGATCTCAATAAGGCAGTCATCGCCTAGTCCTTTAATCCAACCGTCAGCGTGGCCACGCATCATATGTCTATCACTACGGAGTGGGACTTCTGCGTAAGTATTGGATAGTGATGTACCCCAGATACGTTCGTCACCAATTCTCCAGGTGCCGTATAGAACACCCATCTCTTTAAACCAGTTCTGCCACTTAGCGTGGATGGTGTGGCCCTCTTCAAAGATAGATGCAAGACGAGCTGTGGTCTTATCACGAGTCTCTACGTAGTTACCGGTGACAGCGTGATACTGTGCTAGAGCACACCAATCATCCTTGATAATATCTGAAGGGTGAATGTAACTCATGTCACGCTCATCAAAGGGCTTAGATAATACATAACGTTCTACTGCACCCATAAGACGAGTCTCTCGCTTACTGGTGTTAAGGAATGCCTTTAAATCTTTGCTGGCGATAGTCTTAGGTTTTGCCATACTTTCTGCCCTCTTTCCCCAACCACTCATCTAGAGTGATCCCCTGTTTCTCAAACTTGCGTTGAGCTGCGTTGCGTTCTCTGTGTGACATGCCACCAAAAATACCATGTAGCTCTTTATTAATTATAGCCTCCTTTAGACACTCCTGTCTAACCGGGCATTCGGGCCTACCATCTGTACCCCAGCAGATTGCCTTTGCTTTATCAGCTATTGGTTTGTACAATGCTTTGTCTCGTGGTGGAAAGAACATCTCTGTATCTTCGCCTTGACACTTAGCCTCATATCGCCATGTCCAGCTGGGGTCGTCGCTATAGCGCACTACTAAATCCTAATCGTTATGGCCCCCCATATTGGATTTATTATACAGTGCGTCGGTCAATTCATGAAAATGCGTCTCTTGGATTATGACGTAATCCTGGCCATCTAGGTGGAAAGCCAGCACCGGTTCTCTACTATCTAAGATAGCTTCTGTGGTTATCTTATCTAAGATAGAAGACTGGATGCTAAAAGACTTCTTACTGGTCCACTTATGCTCAAAAAGATAATGATCATTCCGTACATCGCCCTTCCGAGACCAGAAAGCCCCGGAAGCTGCGCTGCGTTGACCATCAGTTAGCTTAGCTAACCTCTTCTCATGCTTAAGAGACTGCTTCTGCCCCTCACTCCTGGCCATCATCTGGCTCAATCATTAGGACTGGGTTCATACGAAGTGTCTCCATGACAGCTTTGCTAAGTTCTTCTCTAAGATCAATCTCTCCTCTTAGAGAGTCTAAGAGAGCTTGGGATCCCTGCCACTTACGCTCACCGTAATACATCCAACCACCACGGCGATCAATGATGTTGTTCAAGATACCGAGAGCTACGATCTCCTTAGCGGTGTCATAACTACCAGCATCAATAGCACCACCCTCTGAGAAGTAGAAGTCTAGGTAAGCAGTTTGCTGTGGTGGATAAGTTTTGTTCTTAATAGTCTTAACACGAATAGTTTGACCTACCCGGCGCTTTTCCTGACCGGTACCAACCTCTAGCCAGTCATCACGCTTTACTTCGCAACGAACACTATAGGCATAGTCCTTGCCTTGACCACCAGGAGTTGTACGAGGATCGCCATGCATGACGCCGATCTTCATACGATACTGGTTAATCATAAGACCTAATACTGGGCGTTCTGATTCAATAAGGTCACGCTTGGTAGCAGAGCTTACCTTTCTAAAGAACTTGTTAGTCTGAAGAGCTCCACGACCTACTGTGAACTCTCCCATTTCTTTTTCATCCTCTGCGTTAGGTACCAGAGCGGGAAGGGAATCAACAACAACCATATCAACAGCTTTACTCGCCATGAACTGAATAACCGCATCAAAAGCGTCCTCCATACTATTTGTTTCAATTAAGATTAAACGATTATTATCTACACCACACATCTCTGCATAGTCTGGGTCAAAGTCTTCTGCTGCAACCCACACAGCTGTAAAGTCTGGGTTCTTCTTTTGGTTAGCAGCAATGGTACGAAGAGCAAGAGCTGTCTTACCGTGTGAAGCTTCACCTACAAGCTCAACCCAACGGTTCATAGGCCAACCCCCACCAAGAACTACGTCCAAAGTTAGAGATCCGGTAGTGATACGTTCAGGCATGATAGTTTGGCTAGCAGTAATAACTGTTCCTGGTCCAAGCTTCTTATTGATCTGTGCTACGATCTTTAGTGCCTCTGCGTTAATTGTTGCCATTATCCGATCCTATCTACGATGATGCTTGGATTAAAACCTGTTCCTTTTGCTGGCTGCTTAGCAGCTGTAGCTGGGCCACTGCTTCCGGTTGGAAAGCCGGATCCAGTTCCTGCCTGAACTAGTGGGTAACCACAGTCATAACAACGAGGGCGACCACCATTTGGTGTAGACATATAGTTGCCGGAGTTACATCCTGGACAACGGTCTGAAGACCTTGAGCTCTGTGCTTTGGTTACTAGCTGATCCTGATTAGGATCGTATGTAACAGGGGTATTTGGTGCACCAGGTGTTGCATGGTACACGTTACCTGTTGGTGGAGTTGTGGCAGGCGTAGGGGTAGAGTTTGGGGTACCGCCTAACTTGTTAGCCCACCAGTTATTATTCGCCATCATTCACCGCCATTGATTGGATTAGTCCTAGATTAATTAAAGTTGATACACATGATAGAGTTGAGGATAGAGCAACTAATCTAAAAAGTTTTGTTAGATTCTCTATATCTCCTAGCTCAAACTTTTCTCCATCGTCTGCCTCTTCGTCCTCGATCATGTAAGCCGAAGCTGCAATCTTTGCTGCTATGTCTGCGTGTGAGTCTATAAATGGAATTAAGGAGGAGAATCGTTCTAGACGCTCTTGACTTGCACGCTCCTCCATCTCAGCTACATCTTCTGATACCGGGGGCAAACCCATAGCATAAGCAATATCCTCTGCCGGCATTAACATTGAATCATAAATAACTTGACGGATCAAGACAGGTAACGGTACTTGCTGTACTTGCACATCCTCTATGCGTACTTTTTTCTTACGTCTAAAAATCATTTAGCGTCTCCCCACCTATTTGCGACACTAACCTCTGCTAGCATAGGGATACTAAGGGCATTGATGCCCTCCATTGCTTGACGAATTGCAGCCTCTGTCTCCTCAACCAAGTGGTCCGGGGTTACAGTTACCAGTTCATCGTGAATAGTAAGAATAAGACTTGCCTCATCAGGGATTAGCTTGTGTGCCCTAATCATAGCAAGCTTAATAAGATCTGCAGAAGACCCCTGGATTACCGTGTTAAACGCCTGACGTTCCGCTCTGGAGCGTTGCCACATAACGTTTGAGGTAAGTTCTGGGAGGTAGCGACGACGCTTCATATAGGTCAAAGCGTAGGGAACTGGACCCCTTCTACGGCTCTCGCTAATAACCTGCTTTTTATACTTGGCAACGGATGGAAACTTAGCCACGAATGCATCCAGCAGGTTACGGGCTTCGTTAACAGATACTCCAATAGAGTCTGCAATCTTATCCGGACCAACGCCGTACATCATTGCAAGAACTAAAGTCTTAGCTGCAGAGCGATCTACACCAACGGTATTACCGATTGTTGTATAGATATCTACACCTTCCATATAGGCAGTGCACATAATTCTATCCCCGCTAAAAGAGGCAAGAACACGTGGTTCAATCTGGGAGTAGTCAGCTACTACAAGCTTGTGACCTTCAGGAGCTGTAAATAGATTACGAATTGCTTTACCATTTATGCTCTTTGAGTTAGGAATGTTCTGCAGATTAGGGTTACGACTTGAGAACCGGCCAGTCTCTGCACCATACTGGACAAAGTCTGTATGGATACGTCCACGCAATAGCAGACTCTTCTTAGCAACAGTCTTAGACTTACCCAATAATGTACGGGTAATATCTCCACCCATGTAAGGGATTACATAGGTAGTAAGAAGCTTGTTAAGATCTGAGTAGTTAAGCAGTTCATCCACTAGAGCATCTTTACCGGCAAACATACGGAGTGCTGGTTCAGATACTGAATAGTCACTAACTGTGTCGGGAGCACCTGATTCGGCACGTTTTTCTCCAGCAGGAGTAAGAACTTTAGGGCGTAGACCACGTCCACCATCTGCCTTCTTAGAGAATAAAAGCTTCTGCTTTTCAGGCACAGAGTTAATATTAAATGCTTTACCTGCAAACCGATAGATGTTAGCCTTAGTTGTTTCGAGCTGCACTTCTAGATTGGCCTTTAGTATACCCAAAGCATCTACATCAATGTCTGCACCACGTAGTTCCATGTCACAGATGACACGAAGAACGTCCATCTCAAGATTAAATACACCACGAAGGCTATCGGTGTCTAAACGGGTTGAGTACCTCTCCCATAGCTTCCACGTCCA